TTGAGCAAATTAAACGCAACTCTATTCTACGCTCCGTTAGAGGATAGTAACTTTAATAAAGCAAAGAGTGATCTCAAATTTATTGAGGCATGTGCGTTTGGTATACCAAGTATAATGCAAGACCTGTGTACATATGAAAGTGCTTTTCATAAATTTAAAACTGGAGATGACCTTATTGCGAAGATCGAAGCCCTTACTCGTGACCACAAAAAATACGTCAAAGAAGTTAAGCGCGCTCGAGAGTATATGAATAAGAGATGGATGGAAGATAACATCGACGAATACAAAGAGCTCTATGCATTCCCATATGCAGATAAGCGCCGAAAGTTGTTAAACCTCCGCAATGGAATCAGTTGATTAATATTTAATTTTCACCTATACTATAAGGAGTGTATAGGAATCTAGCTTACATACCGAATCAGCGTGTTATGCGCTTGTATACTTGGGATGAAGAGGGTAATCGAATCGAAACAGATTGTCCTTATCGGCCTTATTTTTATAGCGAGACGAATAATAATAGACCAGATGGTATTTCTCTCTACGGTACAAAACTCAGAAAGCACTTTGCTACGAGTGAGTTAGATAGAAGAAAAAAGATAGAAGATCTCAACGATCATCGAATATACGAAAACATATCCCCTTACCAGCAATTCCTAGTTGATCGGTTTTGGGAAGTAAATGAGACAGACGAGTTTCAGCAATTTCCATTAAAGATATGGTTTTTCGATATTGAGACATATTCTCCTGACGAGTTCCCTAAACCTGAGGAAGCTAGTCATATGATCAATGTTATTACGATTTATGATACTGTACATGAAAGGTATTATACATGGGGCATTAACCCGTATGAACCAGAAGCAGATGATGTAACATACTATCATTGTAAATCAGAAGGAGAATTACTTCAACGATTTTTAGATCATTACTGTAATGATAGACCGGATATTTTGTCGGGATGGAATAGTGAAATATTTGATATTCCGTATGTTATTAACCGTGTGCGTAATATCCTTGGCGAAGATGCTACCCGGTTGTTTTCTCCTGTTCATGACGAAATAATGAAACCTATTTACCAGCGCGTATATAGGGGTAATTTTGGTCAGCAAACAGCAAAGTATGTTGTAGAAGGTGTATCCATGCTTGATTATCTTGATGTGTATAAAACCTTTAGCATGGGTATGAGAGATAGCTATAAGCTAGATAACATAGCTCATATAGAACTTGGAGAGAACAAGGTAGATATTGGGGATACTAACCTAGCAGAACTATCTATTAATGATTGGAAGAAGTTTGTAGATTACAATATTCACGACGTACGCTTGCTAGTGAGGCTTGATGAAAAGTTAATGTACATGGATCTAGCGAGAATGCTTTCTTATATTGGTTTGACACCCTTCAATGCTGCGTTAGGTACTATCAGTACTGTTAATGGTAGAGCAATAGTAGAAGCTCGCAAACAAGATCCTCCGAGAGTTATTCCTACATTTGTTAAGGGTGATGATAGGACTGAAAAATATGAAGGTGCATACGTAGGAGAACCTCAGCGAGGTTTTCAAGATAATGTAATTTCTTTTGATGCTAATTCTCTATATCCGAGTGTGATGGTAACTCTCAACTTGAGTCCTGAAACTAAAGTAGGAAGTATTGTTGGTACTGATAAAGATAAAGTTTACATAAAGACAGTCAATAACAAAGATATAGAGATGACTGTAGGGGAGTTTACTAAGTGGTGTAATAAGAATGAGATATGCGTAACAAGAGCGAAGAAACTTTTCTCTCAAAAAACTAAAGGTATATTCCCTCGCATTACTGATCACTTCTATGATATACGTAAGGGTAAAAAGGCGGAATGGACTAAAGCGAGAGAAAGACTTCACGTATTAGAAACTAAATTAGAAAACTGTTCTGATAATGAAAAACAAGACTTATTAGAGCAAATTAAAAAAACTCAATTTAAAATAGACCAATTATGGATTTGGCAATTTACTTTGAAAATTCTTATCAACCGTATTTACGGTTACTTTGGTAATAAAATATCTCAAATGGGGGACGGTGATATTGCTCGATCAATTACGCTAACTGGGCGAGATGTAATCAAACAAAGTAATGTTATTCTACGTAATTATATCAAGAAAAAAACAGGTCTAACTGATAAGGATTTAGAACGTAGAGACCCTATTGTATATAACGATACTGATAGTTCTTATTGTACAATATCGCAACTACTTGAGCACATGGATATACCTCTACATACTAACAATGTAGTCACTCCTGCAGTGTTAGATCTAGTACAAGATATAGAAGACGACCTAAATGAAAATATTGAAAAGTGGGCTCGAGATACGTTACTAACTAAAGATCCTAGGTTCGTATTCAAGCGAGAGTCTATTTGTGATAGAGGCTATTTTCTGCAGAAAAAACGATACGTTTTACACAAACTTGACGACGAAGGTGTAGCATGTAACAAGTTTAAGTATACAGGTGTTGAAGTAGTTCGTACTACAATGCCTAATGCAATCAAACCATATGTGAAAAAGATAATTGAACATATGATTATGACTGAAGATAGAGCGTCAACGAACGAAATGTTTGAGGAGACGTATGATATATTCAAGTCATTACCTATCAATGATATTGCGTTTGTAATGGGTATTAAAGAATATGAAAAATATAGCATTTACGCAAACGACTGGCAGGTAAAGAAGGGTACCCCTATTCACGTTAAGTCTGCTATTTACTATAACAAACTATTACAGCATTACGGCATAAGTAGTAAGCATGAAAATATTACTTCGGGAGATAAAATTAGATATTTTTATACGATTACTCCGAATAAGTTTGGTCTTAAGTCTCTTGGATTTAAATACGACTTACCAGAAGAGTTTAATCAGGATTTCAAAATAGATTATGAAAAAATGTTTGAAAAGATTGTGTTTAGTGTCATAGATAGGTTCTATGAAAACGCTGGATGGAAGTCGTTCAAACCAGGAGAAGCTTTGAATACAGATTTATTTGATTTCTTCAAAGTAGAAGTTGCAAATTAATTTTAATATAGTATAATACTCACATGGATATATTTACATACGTTGATACGATCGGTAGGACGTGCTTCGGTGAATTAGTCGAAAAGACAGCCGAGCATGTCAAAGTTAAAGCACCTGCGATGATTATGGTAACCCCTAATGATCCTAATAATATGAAGGTAGATGTTATGCCTCTTTTCTTTAATGAATTTTCTGAAGGAGAGCAACCTGTTTTCGTATATAAGGATGGTCAGTACGTTGAATTAGAAGTAAAGATTTCTGATAAGATCTTAACTCATTATAACGCGAAGATTAATACTACAGGAGAACCTAATCCAGAACCAGTAGTAGAAAAGTTAGACGAAGAAGTTCCTGAAGTAACCTTATTTGAAGATCATTAATACATGTCAAACCTTGTTGATAAAGCATTTGCTAAACTGCAAAAATTAAATAGTAACGCTACTACATTAGAGAAAAATACTCTTAGTAATGTTACTGAGTGGATTGATACGGGTTGCCTAGTTCTCAACTCAATTCTATCCGGGTCTCTATACGGTGGTGTACCGAAAGGTAGAATTACTATCTTTGCAGGAGATTCAGGTTGTGGTAAGACCTTTATCTTGAATAAGATCTTAGCACATGCACAACAAAAAGGCATGGTTCCTGTTATCTTTGATACAGAGGTAGCAGTAGAAAACGAGGGAGCCGAGAATGTCGGGTTAGATACCTCTAATGTAAAATACGTACCAGTAGATACAGTAGAGAGTTGCCGTAACCAGATCATGACATTCTTGGATGAAGTAGAAAAAGAACCTGAACTGCATGGTAAGTTCATTATTTCTATTGACTCCCTCGGCAATTTAGCATCGGAGAAGGAAATAAACGATGCTGGTGCTAATAAAGGCGCCATGGATATGGGGCTTCGAGCCAAGCAGCTCAAATCCATGATGCGTATTATTACTTACAAGGCAGCCGTGACGGGAACTACCGTAATTGCGAGTAATCATACGTACGCTGACCCTGGTGCACTCCATCCTACCTTAGTTAAGCAACAAGCTGGTGGGTCTGGTCCTGTATACATGGCGTCTATACTAGTACAAATGGCAGCGAAGAAAGAAAAAACTGATGCAGGTAATACAAACGACGAAGCATTAACTGAAAGTCGTAATTACTCTGGAGTTACTCTTCGTATGCTTACAGTAAAAAATAGATTTATACCAGCATTCTTGCAAGGAGAAGCGTATCTTAACTTTAAAACTGGTTTAGAGAAATATTCTGGTCTAAAAGATATTGCCGTATCTCATGGCATCATTCAACAGAATGGTTCGACTTATAGTATGGGAGAGAAAAAGTTAGGTTATTATAAAAATTGGCGCAACGACGAAGAAACGTGGAGTAATGTGCTACCTAAGTTAGAATCTTCTATAAGTGAAAAGTACCGTTATGGTAAATCACTTAGTGAATTAGCTATATTAGAACAAGACGATGAGTAAAGCAGTAGTACCTATTTCGGGTGGTTTAGATAGTTCGGTAATCTTAAGTTTAGCAGCAGGAGTTCATGATGAGATTTATGCGCTAACGTATGATTATGGTCAGAAGCATAATAAAGAAATTTTATATGCTGGAATGCAAATTGATAATTATGATAATATCGAAGAGCATAAAGTTATCGATATAAGTTTCTTTAAAGACATTGCACCGACTTCCTCTCTAACTAACAATAACATAAAAGTAGCGCATGCGCGAGATGTATTAGGAGATGCGCAAACTGTAAATTATGTTCCGTTTCGTAATATGATGATGCTATCTATTGCATGTTCGTACGCAGAAGCAGTCGGGGCTGAAACAGTATATCATGGGTCTGCTCTTGTAGATAGTCAAGCAGGTTATTGGGATGGTAGTAAAGAGTTTCTTACAGAGATTAATAATGTAACTGCTCTGAATAGAAAGACAAAAGTAAAAATAGAAGCTCCTTTAATTAAACTATCAAAACAAGAAATTATTGAAACTGGGGTGAAAAATAACGTTAAGTTCGAAGATACTTGGACTTGTTATGAGGGAGGAGAAAAGGCATGTGGTTATTGCACTGCGTGTAGTTCACGTATACAAGGTTTCTTACAAAATGGTCTCGTTGACCCAGTAGAGTATGAGCGAGATGATATACCTTGGAAAACAACTTAATAGATTATAAAATTATGTGTGGAATTTTTGGATCAAATAATATAGAAACATTTAGAAAGCTCTGTGAAAAAAATACAGAGAGGGGTAATTTTGTACGCAGCGTAACGTATTTGTTCCCACAAGGATTACAAAGTAATACTTTAGTAAAAACTAAACACGAACTAGATTTTACTAAACCTATTGCAGAGAATCCTTTTTGTATTTATTATCTCGGACACGTACAGTCTCCTACATCAAAGGTAAGAGAGTTTAAACAAGAAACATCTCACCCATTTACTATCAACGGTCGTTATTTAGCACATAATGGTGTCCTAGAAAATGATAGAGATCTAGTTGAGAAGATGAAACTAGAAAACTATAATGATGTTGATAGTAGTATCATTCTACCTCTCATGGAAAAGGTCGGATTTAAAGAAGCCTTAGAAATGCTGCAAGGTATATTTAGTTGCTGGTATTATAATAGTAAAACTGGTAGTTTGCGTATATTTAGATCTGGTAGTACACTGCATTATAGCGAAGGTAATTTCACGTCTGCGGCTATACCAGAATATAAATATATAGACGAGGGAGTTGTGCTTGAATATAACTTTACTTCTAATAACTTTAAAGAAATAAATAGATTCAAGCTTAACTCTACTCCGTTCTTTTTATGAAAACTTTAATAGCAACTGCTACAAAGCATACAGAGTCAGACTTTAAAAATACGCGTTTAGCTAAAAGTCTGTCGAGTCATAAAGAAAAACAATCTATAGTTTCGTACACATTAAAACCGACGTATCAAAATACGTACGGTTTGTGTAATGTTTACAATAGGTATCTCACAAAAGAAAATCTCAAAGAGTATGATTGTATACTTTTTGTTCATGATGATTTACATATTGATAGCGTTAATTTTCTAACGTGTATTAGAGAGCAATTTAAACTAGGTTATGATGTAGTTGGTCTTGCAGGAGGCAGTAAGCTACAGGTTAAGAAACCATGTCTTTGGCACTTATTGAGTAAGCCTGATTCACTTTCTGGAGTGGTAGCACACTATAAAAATAAAAACGAATACTACCAAACAATTTTCGGACCTACTCCACGTGAAGTAGTTTTACTTGACGGTTTATTTCTAGCAGTCAAAACTAAATCTATTGCACTACATAACGTTCAATTCGACGAAAATATAAAAGGCTTTCATCACTACGATCTCAAATTTTGTTTTGATTGTCATGTTGCTGGAATGAAGTTAACCACAGCCCCTATACAAGTCATACACGACTCCCCTGGCTTAACTGAATTCACAGAAGAATTTGCAATTTCAGAGGATTACTTCTATAATGTCCTCAGTAAATATGCTAACAAGCGAAAGTAACTACCTCGATATAGATCTTGATTATTTGGAGCGTATAGTCTTTAAGACTTGTCTTGAAGATGAAATATACTTAAACTCCATAATTGATAATCTGAACTATAAGTTTTTTAAGAATAAAAACTTTCAACAGATTATTAAAATAATTCAAGCTTTATATAAGAAGAATAAAAAGAGACCTTCTCGTACTGAGTTAGAATTATATCTTAATACTGATCAGTTAAAAGAGCATTACGAAAAATCTAAAACTGTAATTAATGATATAAAGTCTGACCTAACTGACGAGCAGCTTTATTCATATACTGAGAAGTTCTTACAAGAGCAAGCTGTATTTAATACCTTTTTAGAAATTGTAGATAGTAAAGAACGAGATGTAAAAACTATTCACGAGAAGTTTAACAAAGCATGCAATGTATCTAT